CCTCCTTACGCTGCACGTTGCGGCTTGCGTGTAGTCTCAGTTTGCGGGTGCTGGGCGTTGGCACAACGTGTTCGGACAAGAAGATAGGGCGCAGAATGGACCCAAGGGCCCATTTTCGCCCGAATCTATAGATTATATACCGAGTACGCGTACGTGGAGCAATGGCAACGAGTAAGACTGGATCGTTTTGGCTGACTGAAGTAGTGACTCTCCCCGCAGGTCAAGGGAGTGGAACGAGAGTACAGGGAACTATTGACTTAGGTGCGTATGTCGATGTGGGTGATCAGCAAGCCGTAGCCATCGAACAAGTCGATTTCATTCATCAAGTCTCATCCGACTACGGGACCGATGTGCTGGCAATGCTAACCTCCAATGGAGCGTTGTCATCCCAACTACTGGACCTCAATCCCGGGACTTCTCTCGTTCGGGCTGATGATAACAATCTGATTGCATCGTCCGCCCTGAACATCGACATCGGCAACAACGTGGCTACCTTCGCTGCTGATTTTTATCCAGATACCTTTGGGAAACTCGATGAATCTCGGCTCATAGTCAATGATTCGCTCTACTTGGTTTGCGGCCCTGATGGCGGCAATATCGATACTGCCGATGTCTACATCACCGTGCGAATCAAGTGCCGCATAGTCAAACTATCCACGAAGGACTGGATGGCGATTGCGATCCAGAGTACGGCAAGTGACAACTGAGGCGGTTGGGATGCCCAACTACTGTCCGAATTGTGGGGAATCCCTAGGCTCTAAGGGCACCACGAAGGGCGAAGTGCGCAAGACAGCTAGGAGAGCCTACGAGAAGCCCAAGGTCAAGCGTAAGGCGAGCGCGTACAACAAGCGCTATGCCAAGGAATATCGACGCCTGAAAAAGAAGCACCCACGTACATCCTTCGCCGCTCTGGCGAAGAAGGCTCATGCAGCTACAAGAAAGGGGATGAAGTAATGGCGAAAGAGAAAGAACCCAAGGCACATCAACTCTACAAGCAAATTGGAGGGGCAGGCGTTAAGTATCTGGCTTCTGGAAGTACACTAGATGGGAGCGGTTGGGTCATCCTCAGCGAGAGTGTTAGTGCCCTGATCGTAATCAATAGGAAATATATCGACCTCGCCGGTTGGTCTACGCAAGAACTAACCACATTCACCCAAGGGGTGGATGTTCAAAAAGAGAGGATCCCCGTAAAAGCCATATTGGCTCAGGGAGGTGCCCGGGTAGAAGAATGGGATTATGTTACCACCAGAAAAATACAAGATGATGAACTGACTTTGCCTGATTTTCTAGGAGTCGGCTCAATGCCCGGTTTCCTGAATAATAGTTTTGATTTAATGGAGGTTATCTATGGAGAACGCATGGAATATGCCAGCAACGTAAACATCCCCGGTAGTTTTATTCAAGTGAGTGGAGAGACTTTCGGCTCCGGTAATCCAACAGCAATGGATAAACTTCACTGGACTAGAATCTTTGTGATATGGGCTCCTGCTGAAGATGAGATTTACAGAACATTCAGTACTAATCTGATTGTGCAGGCCCTCACTGTCCTTGAGAAAGACCTCGTCTGGATGGAGCGCCTGCGAAGGTCCTACGTCCAGCAAGGTGAACTCTGATGGTCCGGATTCCTGATGGTATCTGGTGGGTTCCTGCGGTAGGGTGGGTATGGCTAACGACAACCAAAGGATTCGCTGGTGATTGGTCCCGTGACCTTTCTTGGACTGCTATCAAGTGGGGTGGTAGATCAGTCGCAGCCGGTGCTGTATATAGTGCTAGAAGCACTTGGTCCCGTCTGCTGGTTCCAGCGGCTGTTTGGGCATCACCTGTCCTAGTCCCCGTGGCGGTTGGTGCTGGGGTTGTAGTTACGGCAGCCGTGATTGCGGGCGCTCATACAGCTGCGCTTCAGAAGACGGGGATGATTGGCCCTGATGCTCAGAAAGCCTCGGACCCCAATTGGTTCGGTGGGCTTGAAATGAATCCGACCATGTTCACCATGGGCACGGTAGTCTAGGACTATCGTGTGTATTCGTTCAGGGATTGCTGTTCTCTGGGCACGCGTACAGAATTACCGCACTCAGGGCAATACCATGTTCTACGCTCAAGAGAGAAGATCATCTTTGTGTTGCAGCGCGGGGGAATCGCCAAGCCGCCATCGTCGATGTAGTTGCGACAGATCGTCATTCACTCACCGTCCCACAACTCGTAGACATATCCATCCCATCCGCAATCCCGTTCGACTGTGCACCAGGCTTTGTTGTCCTGCCAAACATTGTCTGTCTTCGGGTTGGTGCTCGAGTCCCATTCTGCTCGAGCACCACAAATGTTCGCAACTGCAGTTGCACGAGCGTCCTTGATGTCCTCTTTGACATCGTTGTCCCAAGCCTGCCACTCACGGAGAATCCTCTCCAGAGCCAGGGATCGGTTGTTCGCTGTGTGCCTCCTTGCGTAATCGTTCAACATCTCCCATAGGTTAGTGGGTATCCGTGCAGTCAGGTTGCTGAAAGACCCCTGTAAGGCCATCTCAGCACGGTTCCTACGTCCTCTTGCCATGGTGTGGCGACCCCGTTCCCCATTAAAAGTCTTACTAAACAGGATGCGTAGGGGCCTAGATTAAGTAACCCATGGCCTCCTTACGCTGCACGTTGCGGCT